ACCGAGCGAGGGCATGAGGTGATCCACTACGGGCATGAGGATAGTGACCTGCAATGCACGGAACACGTCAGTGTCCTAACCAATGAGGACTTCTCCAAGAGCTATGGCAGCCACGACTGGCGCAAGACGTTCTTCAAGTTCAACACAGGCGACCATGCCTACCAGACATTCTATGCCAATGCCATAAAGGAGATAGGTTTTAGAAAGAAAAAGAACGACTTTATTCTTCCATTCTGGGGTAGCGGAGTCAGGCCGATCTGTGATGCTCACAACGACTTAATCGTGGTCGAGCCGGGGATAGGGTATGCGGGTGGTCACTGGGCGCGATGGAAGGTATGGGAGAGCTATGCCATCTATCATGCTCATTGCGGCATGAGTGCAGTTGGTCAATGCCAGCAGGATAACTACAGTGTTGTCATTCCAAACTACTTTGATGTCGAAGATTTCGACTTCAATGACCAGAAGGAGGATTACTTCCTGTACCTCGGAAGGGTCTACTCTGGCAAGGGTGTTGATATCGCCATCGATGCAACACGCAAAGCAGGCGTTAAACTAATTGTAGCGGGCCAGAAAGAGCCGGGGTATACATTCCCACCTCATGTCGAGTATGTGGGCTACGCTGACGTTCCTAGGCGCAAGGAACTGATGTCTAAAGCCAAGGCATCCTTCCTGCCTAGTCAGTATGTGGAACCATTCGGCGGGGTGCAGATCGAGAATTTGCTATCTGGAACACCAACCATCACGACTGACTGGGGATCCTTCGCGGAGAACAACCTGCACGGGGTCACTGGGTATCGATGCCGCACGATGGGTGATTACGTGGACGCAATCCACAACATTGACCGAATCAAGCCAGCGGACTGCCGTAAGTTTGGCGAGAACTTTACGCTTGAGCGAGTTGCACCGAGGTACGAGAAGTATTTCCAAGATGTGCTAGACGTGTACAACGGAGATGGTTGGTACGCAGAAGGAAACGGAATCGAAGCAATGACGATGGTTTATCCATGAAATCTATTGAGAAAAAAAGAATAGTGATAGCAACTCCCTGTGCGTACGGGCAGTTGGCAATGGAGTATGTATCATCGTTGGTGGGAACGATTAAGCTGGCAGAAGAAAACGAGATTGGAATCTATCCTGTGTTTCTTGGCAACGATGCGTTGATCCAGAGATGCAGGAATGACTTGGTTAAAATAGCTTACGAATCAAATGTTGATTCCATGATCTTCATCGATGCTGACATGGAATGGAATCCTCAATGGGTCATTGACTTGGTTAACCGAGAAGAAGATGTGGTTGGTGGAACGGCTAGGAAGAAAACAGATGAAGCGGAGATGTATGCTTGCAAGGTGCTTGATACAACAATCCACGATAACGGGCTAATCAAATGTGCTGGCATTGGAACTGGCTTTCTGAAGTTAAGTGCAAAGGCAATAGCTGCACTTTGGGATGCGAGTGAACCATATAAGACGCAACGTGGAGAGTGCCGCATGGTCTTTGATGTTCGCGTAATCGATGGAGATTTGTGGTCAGAAGACATCATTGCAACTGCGAAGTTAAAAAAAGCAGGGTTTGACATCTGGCTCGATCCAAGAATGACTTGCGGTCATATCGGGACAAAGGCTTATTACGGAAACCTTTCTGCATTCATAAATAAATTAAATGCTGGCAATAACAAACATACGCAGGAATAAATAAACATGAGTGACTATACATTTGAAAGCAACTACTGGGGAGATTGTTGCAATACATTTGACGAGGATCAGAAGCACTATGTCTACGCGAAATACATGGGGCTGAAACGAGTTGGCTATTCGTTCGACGTAGCAGGCGCGAGGATCATCGACATTGGTGGTGGGCCAACATCGATGTTGCTCAAGACTATCAATCTTGCTGCACGTTCGTTGGTTATCGATCCGCTGATGTATCCCATGTGGACATACGACAGGTATTCCACGAAAGGCATTGATTCAATGATCTGCCGTGGTGAGGACATCTACGAAGAAGGATATGATGAGTGTTGGATTTACAACTGTCTTCAACACACAGATGACCCTGACCTTATCATTAAAAACGCATTACGCGCAGCAAAGACAATACGTTTGTTTGAGTGGGTAGATATCCCGCCGCATGACGGGCATCCGCAAATGATTACAAAAAAGATGCTTGACGATTCTATAGGCAGTGAAGGAAGATTGGTTGACTTGGCTGAAGCAGGTTGCTTTGGCAAGGCATACTACAACATACATACACAATGAAATTAAGTACACCATACGAGCAGTTTGTGCAATCAATCATCAAGCCGGGGCATGACATCCTTGTCCAGCTTACGCCAGTCCAAGCATCGATTCTCCACATGGCGGTTGGCGTCAGCGGAGAAGCAGGCGAGTTGCTGGATGCGGTCAAGAAACACGCAGTCTACCAGAAGCCGTTGGACTTTGACAATGTGCGTGAAGAGGCAGGAGACATTTTGTTCTATTTGACTGGACTTCTTAACGAGTTGGGCTTGACGCTTAACGAGTGCATTGAGGCGAATGTGGAGAAGTTGTCGAAGCGGTATCCAGAAAGGCGTTACACAAACGAAGCGGCAATTGCTAGGGCAGACAAGGAAGAATCGATGGATAGGCAAGTTGCATTGAAGGATGACGATGATCTTGCTGGTGTGAAGATTGAAAGCGTCTGTCGCATTGATGATCCAGATTGCGAGTCCTGCCAATGAACACGCTAGAGCATTACATTCAGAACAAAAAATTGGATGCGATAAAGACAATGAACGCATTGCAATTGAATGGAGTTATTAGCGACGAGTGTGTTTTTCCAGAGGATGTAAGAGACTCTGGCAAGGCAGTCTACTGGTTGGAAGATCACATGGACGAGGTTAATTCATATTAACATGACTTGGGACGAATATGCATTGTCGATAGCTGAAGTTGTCGCAAGAAAGAGCAAGGATCCTTGGCGGCAGGTTGGTGCGGTGTTGTTGCGGCATGACAACACTGTTGCTGCTTGTGGTTACAATGGATTCCCGCCCAACATGGTTGAGGACTGGAGTTGCAGGGAAAAGCGTAGGAATTACGTTGTCCATGCAGAACAGAACGCATTGCGCCATGTAAAACCAATGGAGTGCTATCTGTTGGCATCAACAACATTGCCATGCAATAATTGTTTAAAGTCTCTTGCATCTTACGGGATAAGGCGAATAATCTATCGGGAGACTTACCCAACAGACGAATCGACAACCATGCTTGCATCGGAATTCAACATTGCCTTGATCAACATATGACGAAGGAACAACTCTGGAAAGTGTATTGCGACAAGAACCCATCGTTTGTTGGAAGCGGGAATGTTACCATGTCAGCTAGGGGTCTGCGAAAGTTGTTTGATACAACATGGGATACTGCGATGTACGATGGTGTAGAAGATTCGTATAAAGATGCGAGTCACAGCAGAAGTGCATCGGTGGATGGATTAATGAGTATCTTTGGAATGAAATGATTGAACCAAACATAGCACAAAAAGCGGTTAACTTTGTTAAGAGTGCAGCGGCTTTTATCAAGGCAGGTATGCCAATTCGCAACAAAGAGCAGATTGAAGAACGATTGGTTATCTGCAACCAGTGTGTCCATTATGATCCAACGGCATTTGGAGGATCTGGCAAGTGCGGGATTTGCGGATGCAACATGGAAATAAAACTAGTGATGGATACAGAGAAGTGTCCATTGAATTATTGGAAATGACAAGACAAGAAGCACAGAGAAAGTCGAATGACGATTATATTTGGGGACGCATTTCCAAAGAAGAATGGTCAAAGCAATTTGACGAATTTAGTAATATTAGGGTTTGGGTTAAAGAAGGGAAGATAGAAAAAACAAAGGAGAAAGATGAATGATTCAGATCAAATAGACGAACTACAAAATAAAATCGACAAGTTGATTGACACATACATTTCCGAGTTTGATTTGCCATTGGCAAGCATGGTTGGAATCCTTCAAATCAAAATCCATGAGTTGATTGAGAATTCGATGTGCGACGAGGAAGACGAAGAGGATGAGGAGGACGAGGATGAAATATAATCGCATTGATCAACTTGGAATTGTAATCACAGACAATCCGATTGATCACATTGAATTTGATGTTTTAGACAAAGCATTAAAGAAAAACGGAATAGACACAGACAAGTTCAACGAATACTTTGGAGTGCAAACTTGCTATGAAAGAGGGTTGTATCCGTGGGATGTTGAGCCTGTCTTGGAAAGAATGATGAGTGGAAAGATAACTGGAACGCAGCTATACTGGGATTAATATTATGAATAAAGTAGATAAATTTATGATGGAAGCATTGGACGAGATGTTCAAGCGAGTTGGATTTGAAGGATTCGACAAGGAATTCACTAACCAAGAAAATTGGTATTCCAAAAAAAGTTGGTCAACTGAAGAGTTTAGCAAATATAAAGATTGGTTTGTAAGTCGATTTGCCAAAGTATTCAGAACCAATAAAAAAATGGGAGAAAAAGAATTTGCGTGGTTTAATTTGATGTGGGGATGGAAGGTTAATGACTAACAAGTCACCATCAGTTTTACAGGCAATTAACATTGCCACAAAGGTAAGAGCGGAAGCAGAAAAAGATGATATCAACGGAATCATCTATGCCGCTCAATTTATACTGACAAATCTGACGGATTCGCAGAAAAAGTTGGTTACACTAGACGAAAAGGTGGCTAGGCAGACTGTGCTTAACTTCGTTCAGCACTTGCTGAAGCACGACCAATTTGAGGCGGCAGCAACAATCCTATGGGGTTCTGGAGTGTACGATTGGCGACCACAGAGTGCTGCCGATACATGGAGGTGTTTGTTTGAGCATGACAAATTGTTGGTGCAAGGCGCGGGTGCAATGGGCAAGACGTTTAACGCAGCGGCATGGTTCCTGCTTGATTGGATGCGTGACCCAGAGTACACTTGTATTAAAGTTGTTTCGCTTACCGAGGCACACGCGCAACGAAATGTGTTTGCGGCGATTAAGACTTTTTATCGCACGGCATTGGTGCGTCCAGAATACGAGGGAAGCGAGGATCTTGTTAAGAGCATTCAAGCTAACGACGATGATAAGAATGGAATCCACCTAGTTGCTGTACCGAAAGGCGATAGTGGAACTGGAACGCTCCGTGGATTCCACCCAAGTCCAAGGCAAAAGCCAGATCCTAAATGGGGTCAGATGAGTAGAACGCACGTTGTGCTGGACGAAGCGGAAGAGGTTCCTGCTGGAGTGTGGGAAGGTTTGCAAAACATCTTGTCTGCTGCGGACACGAAGGATTCCAAGGGACGCATCAAGATTTTTGGCGCATCAAACCCGAAAGACAGGAATAGTGAATTTGGGAAGAGGTGTGAACCTGCGCGAGGTTGGCAAAGTGTAGACTGCGAAGAGGATTTTGAATGGGATAGCAGAGAGGGGTGGCACGTATTGAGGTTGGATGCGGCGAAGTGCGAGAACGTGTTGGAAAAGGAGATTGTTTACCCCGGCTTTCAATCCTACGAAGGCTACATGGCTTACGAAAGTAAGGGTAGGACCGCCGAATACTACACGATGGCGCGAGGATTCTTTCCACAAGAAGGTATCTCGATGGCAATCATAACCCCTGCCATGATGGACAATGCAATGGGTGGCGTGCGGTTTATTGGGCCTGTAGTGCCTCTAGCAGCGTTCGACTTGGCATTGGAAGGGCGAGATCAAGTTGTCTGCTCATTCGGGCGATACGGACTCTGTGATGGATGGACTCCACGGGACGGACAATTCAGAGAATTCAAAAAGCCCAAAACGTGTTTGCAATTAGACTCGCAAATGCAGTTTCCGAAGTTAGCGACATTGGAACAGACCGCAGAAATCATCCGATTCGCAAAAGAGATGCGGATCGGTGCTAATTGGTTATGTGTGGATCGAACTGGAAACGGAGCGGGAATCCACGATGCATTGAAATCGCTTTACGGAAGTGAAGTTATGGGAGTGAACTATTCTTGGGCGAGTTCTGATACGCATATTCTTGGAGATGATACGCAGAGGGCCAACGAACTTTATTCTGGAGTAGTTACAGAATTAATTTTTGGACTTGCTAAATATCTGGAGTTTGAGTATTTGAAAATTTCACCGAGCTTCCGTACCGAGGAGTTGGTTCGCCAAGCTACTTCTCGCAGGTACAAACAGCAGGGACAAGGGCTGGTGAGAGTCGAGAGTAAAGGAGATTATGTGAAACGCACTCGCCAAAATAGTCCTGACGCACTCGATTCCCTGTCCCTGCTGGTCTACCTAATGCGTCAACGTGGAGGAGTGGTTGCAACGATGACTGAACCGAAACCAGAAAAGTTTGTTTTCCAAAAAAAACATATTGGAATTGAAAATTACGAATACGTTGATTTTAGCAATTAATTTAATAAATAAGTAAAATTTTGCTTGCTATCGTTAAAAAACTGACTTAAATCTCAAGAATTCATGGCGAAACCGATAATTGGAATGATCCCGCCGGGGGGCTGGCATTACTACGATGGTGATGCAAGACTCACTGGATTTAGTTATGACAATCTTATTGAGGTTGTCACAAATTATCGTGCCGAAAATCACTTGCCTGTAGGGGATGTGGAAGGTGATGTTAATTCATATATCTGTTCCAAGAATCCTAACTTCTGTCATGGAGTAGACATGGTTGTTGTAACATCTGTGAATACACCTAGTCAAAAAACAGAGTTGCTAAACGATATTACTATTTGGGCTAAAAATGTCATTAATTCTTCAAAAGAAGTAGCACTTGTATCAAACGATCTGGCAGAGCAACGCGCAAAGATTTGCCTTAACTGCAAACAAAATGTTCAATGGAAAAGCGGATGTGGTGCTTGCGTGAAAGCAACGGATAGGTTAAGTGCGAGCATTAGGCAGGCAAGGGAAACAAAGACATCAAAAACACTAGGAGGTTGCCTTCTTCTTCGTCACGACAATAAGTCAGCAGTTTTCATGTCCCGCGACAGCATTTCCCCATCAGACAATTTGCCAGTAGATTGCTGGCTAAATCTCAAATAATATGGCAGATACCAAACCAATTCCAGCAGAAGTAACTAATATCTACGCATCGAAAGCTGCAAGGATTATGAAAGCCTCGGACAAGCAGAGGATTTCTAACTTGGAAATAGTTGATAGCAACAATACTGGCGATGTTGTAAATCCCGAAACCCTGCAAGTTAAGCGTACGTTCAAAGACTGCCAGCAAGCCCATTCTGCATATCGCAGGTTGAAGCAACAGAATGTCGAACGCAATCGCAAGAATCAACTTATCCAGAAAAAGCTCAACAATGAACCTCCATATAGTGCGAAAAAACTGGAAAGCATGGGTCAGAATTGGCGCAGCAATCGCCCAACTGGGTTTTTGTCTACGATGGTTAGCCGCTTACAACCACCATTTAAGCAAGTAATTGAGCAGTCACCTACGCTTACTTACTCGAAATATCCAATGGAAGGGGTGAGTGAGGAACAAAAGACTAAAGTGTTCCGCGAAGAAATTACAAAGTGCATCCGTGGATGGAATGGACATGATGATCTCGTTGCACAAGTAACGCATGAGAACACAACATTTGGTTTTTGTGCCGTTTGCTGGGACGATGTGCGTGACTGGAAACCAGAATTCCTACGCCAAGATTATACCTTCTTTAGCATAGAAACCCCGCAGGAAGCGGATGCAACCCCGATCTGGGCTAGAAAACGCCGATACCAGATTGCTGAATTGTTGCCAGTGCTGGAGCAACCAAGACTTTCTGCTCTTGCTGGATGGCACATTAACAATTTGGTAAAGGCAATCAATAACGCAACGCCAGCAGGACGAACGCTTGATTCTGATGATGACGCTCGACGCTATGAAGACTGGATGCGAGAAGGATCCTATGGTGCATCTTACGAAAATGATGCAAAATATGTTGAGCTAGGTGAATTGTTGATCAAGGAACCAACAGGGAAAATCTCACGTTATCTTTTTGACGATAAGTCAGGCGATGAAATCTGCACACAATTGGATAGATACAACAAAATGTCGGACACAATCGCCCTATTCTCGATAGAGATTGGCAGTGGCGCATTGATGTCCTCCCGTGGTGCGGGACGTGATCTATACAACACGCATATCGCTATCGACAAAGCACGAAACCTTATTGTCGATAACTCGTATTTGCGTGGAATGCTATTACTTAAGAAAGGCCCAACCGCTAAAACAGGCATTCCTCCGCTTCAAGTAATGCATCCCGTTGCCTATGTCGCAGAGGGATACGATGTGGTTCAGTCGGCAGTGCCTGCTGATGTAGAAGATTTCATTAAACTTGACCAGTTTATGTCAGGTCTTGCTGAAATCCAGATGGGAACTTTCCTTCCCTCGTCTGTGATGAATGTTACTAGCGGTGACAAGACTGCATCCGAGATCAATCGCATTGCTGCTGTTGAAAATCAGATCCGCGAAGGCATTCTAATGCGCTGGGTGAAGCAATATTCCAAGGCAGTCGAGCGTATGCAACGTGGTATTTGCCATCCCGAACATATTAAAGCCGCATCTGAACTTAAAACACAGATTGATTTTGCTCGCTTGCAGAATCCTAACGCAATGTGGGCTAAAAAAGAGGTTGTCGAAGCGTTTGAACAAGCTCAATCCGAGATTCCATCGTTCCTAGTGCCATTTGAGATTCCTAAACATCTCGATGAAGAGGCAGTTTCATGCGTTTTGGCTATGTTGGAGCGCAATTTGCCACCTAGCGACATACTTTTGATGGCTTTTTCCCCAGCAGAGGAACTTCTGCCGCAAACAGAGGGTCAAGACGCTGCAATTCTTGATCTTTTGATTCAACGCTACACAGGTAACCCACAAATTAACCAAGATGAGCTAATGAAACTCGATTGGTCACGCAAAGTGGGTGAATCCATTGCCAACCAAGTCATCCTGCCTAAAGATCAGGTTGAGGCGGTTGCAATTGAAGCGACTCGTCAGCAGATTATTGAGCTACAAAGCATCATTGCTGGAGAGGACATTCCAGTTTCGCCAAGAGACAATGACATCATGCATATCCAGACGATCATGGAGAAGCTATTCCCGTTGATTGCAAACGCTCCAGCAGGGTCTATGCCTCCAGAGATGGTTAAGCCTCTGCAATCGGCAGTTCAGCACTTTATTGGTCATGTGCAGAACGCAGAAGCGAAGGGTGCTGATAAAAAACAAATTGCTGAATATAAGAAGGCAGTCTCTGAAGCTATTAAGCATCTTACCGCAGGACAAGCACCAATTTCAGAAGGAGATTTGTTCCCGGCAGCAGCAGGCGGTGGCGGTGGAGGTGGTGGTGGACGTAGACCATCAATGGCACAGGCTACTGCAATTGGCGAAGCTGTAGGAATAAACAACCCATCACAAAATAACGCAGTAAATCAAGTTGCTGCACCACCGAAACCCGTAACCGCAGGATAATATTATGCCAGACAATAAACCATCATCAAAAATGGATCCTTCATCCGCCGTAAAAGCAAAGGATCTTAAACTTATTAAAAAAATCGAGCCACTTCCTACAGCAAAGGATAAAGAAACCGAACTAGAAAATTTGCTTTCTGAATCTGAAAAGCAAGTTGATGCTAAAAAAATTGCTGATGCTAAAAAACAAAAAGGAACCTATGCTCGACTTGAAAAACAAGGCATGAGTGACCAAGGCATCGTGAGTCCTAAAGAACTGAAAGAATTTGGCAAAGATGTTTATAAGGGCGCAAAAGCTGGAGTTAAAAAAGTTGCCAAAGGTGCTATGGAAGCAGCAAAGTCTGGAGTCAAAAAAGTAAAAGAGTACATGGAATGATATATTATTATAAATAAATATGAAATGGGAAGAATCTGATGCATCACGACTTCGTGATTACGACAAAAAAACAGGAAGTCGAATGCGTTTATATCTACGCAGTAGAATTCCTTTCATAACAGAAAAATCCGTTGAAGGAGTTGCAATGCAAGCAATGTTGAAGCAAGGTTTTGAAATGGCATTGCGAGAAATTGATGACTGCGTAAATTCCTCACAGGATAGCACTGATCCAAGTGCAGGGAATTTCACGTCCATGTGACGGAAAAAGCACCTAGTATTTACGTCAAAATTATGGCAGAAATCAAACCAAGATTCAGCAAAACAATTACCAATAGGGCAACTGGACGCACAAGGACAGTTGAATATGGTCAAGCTGGAAAAGCTAAAGATGGAGGGGATCGTATTCGTCCCGGCACAAAAAAAGGATCAAGTTATTGCGCGAGAAGTTATGGCATTAAAAAAGGATTATCTGAAGAGAAACAAAATGATCCCAATACACGTAACAACCTAAGTCGAAAAAAATGGAAATGTGTTGGGAAAGTTAGTAAAAAATAATGAATTCTGGTG